TTGCCACGGCAGCATACCACGCTGTGGTCAACCTCCTCAGCATCGGCTTTGGCGTGTTGACCGGAAACACAGCGGCGGCCTCTGCGGCGGTATTCACCTTTAACTCCGCTCTACTGGCATCTCCCATCACTTGGATAATCATGCTCATTGCCGTTGTCATCGGCCTGCTCTACGGCGTGGTGGCCATCATCAACAAGGTCACCGGCTCCTCCATCTCCGCCACGGGGCTCATCTGCGGGGCCATTGCGGTGGCAGGCGCTTTCATTGGCAACACCGTGATTGGCCTGCTCAATGCCCTCATTCAGTACATCTGGGCCATCTTCGTTGCCCCGTTTCTTGGCATCGTGGAATGGATTTTGAATGTGTGCAACGGAGGTTTCAACAGTTTTGGTGATGCCGTGGCTAACCTCATCGGTCAAATCATTGGCTGGTTTTTGAACTTGGGCAAGGTGGTCACCACCATCATTGATGCCATTTTCGGCACCAACTGGACGGCTGGCTTGGAGAGTTTGCAAAGCTCTGTAACCGCCTGGGGCAAGAATGAAAATGCCATCACCCTTGACAAGAACGCTCCCACCATTGACTACCGTTTTGAATACGGGGACGCATGGGCGGCGGGTAACGATTTTGGCAAGGGCATTGATGCCAAAATTGGTGGAATGTTCAACACGGGCGGTCTGGGTGACAGCAGTGGTTTTGACCTTGGTGACATCGCCGCCTATACGGGAGAAACCGCCGACAATACCGGCAAGACCGCTGATGCTCTGGCCGTGACAGAGGAACAGCTTGAATACCTGCGGGACATCGCAGAAAGGGATGCAATCAACCGTTTCACCACCGCAGAGGTCAAGATTGACATGACCGGCATGACCAACAGAATTGACGGCAGTGCTGATCTGGACGGCGTTATCAGCCAGCTCACCGAGGGCTTTACTGAGGCGCTGGTCACCGCTGCTGAGGGGGTGCACGCATGAGTTATTCCTGTTATCTGGGCGGCGTGGAGTGGCCCACTCCTGCCAAGCTGACCGTAAAAATCAAGGGCAAAAATAAGACGCTCACGCTGCTCAATGAGGGTGAGATCAATTTCCTCCGCACCCCTGGGCTGAGTGAGATCGTGCTGCCGGTGACGCTCTCA